TTAAACTCTCTTCACAAAATCAAGGCTGATCCATCCGATCCCGCTCTTCAGCCTTCCCCATGCAGAAGCACCCTTCCCGGGCTTCACTTCCACAATGGTATAAACACCAACCGGGCAAAACTGTACCCTGCCGTAATCCGTCCCCGGACCCTTCCTGATATTCAGATCGGAGATACTGACCTTCACCAGAAACGGCACCTTCTCCGCAGGCTCCGCCGCCTTCGGCTCATACATCACATTGCCGTCAGCATCGAACACCTTAAATCCCGGATTCTGATCCGCGCACTTCTTCGCATTGTCCAGAATTTTGAAAGCACCCTTCTGGCTCTTGCTGTCAGCCCAGCTCTTGCGGACACGGTACCACCGGATCACTTCACCGCCGCCGGAATCCTTCGCGTCATACTGCGTCAGGTTCCATTTCTCAATTATGGAGCAAAGCTTCTCCACATAAGTCAGGCTTGTGGCATAGCCGCCATCCTTGATGATCTGCACAGCCTTCTTATAATCCGTGCATCCCTTTAAGCCCTCATACCTGAGCTTCTTTCCGTTCTTCGCTCCAAGCAGATAAGCGGAATGATCGGCAATCGAATCCTCAATGCAGGGATACTTGCGGAAATCAGCCGTAATCGTTTCATAGCTTCCGTCCGTGTGCTGTTCCTGCGTCTTCTTCGTGTACTTGCTCTTGCCATCCCATGCGGATCCGCTCCAAGTATTCCCGGACAGGCTGCACTTCATCCCGAAGATATTGTTGGCATTCTGCGCAAGCTCGCTCTTACCATACCCGGATTCCAGAATGAACTGTGCCAGCGATACCGATGCCAGGATACCGCTTTTCTTCATATCAGCCGTGAAAAGCTCACCGACCTTCTTGATCGCATCCGCCTCGGTCAGATCTTTCAAAACTGATGCCTGGGTACCCTTTGAAGCAGAACCGCCCCCGGATCCCGAATCCGATCCCTGCAGAGCCTTCGTCACCTTCTCCGCCAGATCTCCCATCCGCGCATACATCCAGTTCCCCGGACAGCTTTTATTCGCAAACCACCTGTGAACCGTCAGGATCATCTCACCGCTTTTCGGAGCATAATTCAGCGTCTTATCCTTACCCCCGAACCAGATCAGCTTATTCTTGCCGTTACGCTTGCAGATATCAACGCAAAGCTCGATCAGTCTCTGATACACAATATCTTTGAAAGCATATGGCTCCGTGGTATCAGACGCGCACTCAATCGTGATTGCCCTCTGGTCATTCGCCCCGGAAGAAGAACACCAGGAACGGTTCTTCTCTTCGACATACATCCCGACACGCCCATCCTTGTCGATTCCATAATTGCTGGATGCCTGTGTACTGCTCTTATAAAACCAGTCGCCCAGACCTTCCGCCGTACACTGACCGACAACACAATGAGGCGTGATCCTGTCAATCTCCATTGTCCTCTGCCCGGAATGATTCGGACTCAGTTTCGTATAAACTACCATCGGACTATTCGTGTATCCCATTATTTCTCACCATCCTTTTCATCCTCTTCCTTCTCGCTGCGGTCATGCAGCTGTTCCAGCACCTTCCTGAGTTTCACCGGAATAGGCAGCCCCAGATACGCGGCATTCTCCACCAGCGACAGTCCTTCATTGCTCAGATAGAAGAAAATGATCGCCGTTCTCAGCACGCCAGCTTCCCCGAAGATCTGTGTATCAAGCAGATGCCCGATACCTACCAGGGCAAAGATCAGCACCTTCCGGCAGATACCCTTAAACCCTACGGCAGACGAAAGCTTCTTATCCGCCACCGCGCACATGACCCCTGTGATGTAATCCAGCACCACAAAAGCCAGGAGCGCATAAAGCAGGCCGTCATTTCCGCCCAGGAAATAACCAAGCCAGCCGCCTACTGCCGCAAAGATCGCCTGAATCACATTCCAAAACTCTTTCATCGCAAATCCTCCTTCGCATAAAAATAGGGATAGCCGAAGCCATCCCTTGAAAACAGATTATTCAGTTGCAAGCAGACCTTATGAACTTACCGTCTGCTCTGTCAGCGTATACGTGATCTTCATTGTCTTATCCGCATTCTTGACTACCGCCTGGCTCAGATTGCAGATCGTAGCCAGATACGGAGTCAGCAGCCAGGTGTATCTGTGCTGATTCAGATAAGCGCCGCCCCAGGCAAAGACATATTCCTTGTACTGGAAGAACTGTGTGGACACATTTCCGCAGCGTTCCCCGGCAAAGGTCGCAATCACGTTATCATTCACATCGATCTCAAAATCAAAGCCGATGATGATATCATTCAGAATACTCATGCAGCAGTCACAGCTTCCCGTTTCACCGATGCACCGCATCTTGGAAGTGAACCCCAGGCTTATCAGCGTCACGTCCGTGCTATTGGAGATATTGATCTTGTATACGCCGGTCTTGTCATAAGACGGCACATACAAATATCCGTTTCTCACCACAGCGCTTCTGTTTCCGGAAGGATAACTGGAATCCTCCCGGAAGCTTCCCACCGCCATCAGATGTGCGTTCGACAGCGTCCAGCTGCCTTCCGTAAATGTATAATCACTCTTCTTGATCTTTATCCAGAGCATCGTTGCATTCCCGGAAGAATTCGCCTGATTGGAGAAGCCATACCAGTACCCATCTCTGCCATCGCAGAAGATTCCATACGGTGTGTAGCTGCCATAGAACTTAAAGGTGGAACACTGCAGAACCGTCGTATCCTCCAGCACCAGTGTGGAGTCATCCAGCTTCTCATTCAGCCCGATATCAAACACCGGGATTCGGTACCTTTTGATCGTGACCGTATTACTTGCGTAGCCCAGAGAATAAAGCTTCGCATTCTCAAAATCCACCGTCACTGTCCGGAACAAATCATTGATGAATCCATCTTCATCATTCAGACTGACCTTCTTGATCTGAAGCAGCGTAGTGTCCACCGCCACATCGGAGCCATAGGCGTTCGCCCCGCCATGCTTGGATGTAAGCCCGACCGCCGTGATCGTGCCGTTGCCCTGCGAAGGTGTAAACTCCCAGACGAACTTATAACCGTCTGTCAGCTTCGTACTCTCGGTCAGGTTCATGCTTCCCCTTTTCGTATTCGCCGTAGCATTAACATCATTGGAAGCATAAGCTACCGGCAGATTCGTTGACGGCTGATAAATGTTATCCGCCTGCTCCGTAATGGAACTTGGAAAAAGCAGGATGCCTCCGATCATGTTCGGGCAGATCGGAAGCAGCTCGTTATTCCAGGTCAGAGAATCATCATACTCCCCACCGGCCTTATACATGACACCCATCGGATTTACTCCCAGAATGTCATTGACGGCATTGGTGACCATGTTGGTCTCCGATACCGTCTCCACATTTCCTGTATTCTGGTCTTCCAGTTCAATGACCAGATTTCCTGTATATCTCTTCATAAAAGCCTCCTTAAGCGTTACTACCCGGCACATCTACGACTATCGCAAAACCGCCAACGTCTGTCCTGCCGTTCTTTACATCCGAATAGTACCGTCTCATGGTTTCCTTGACTTCCCATTCATCCGCTTCCGTGAATGCCTTCACCTGAAGCCGTCCGCTTTGACTTCCATCGCCGATTCTGAACAGGTCAACATACTCTTCAATATCGATCCTGCCATCCCATGCCGCCGAAGCGCCCATGCTCTGGCCGGAAATGGAAGCAATACACATCCCGGTATCCACAGCAGCCGTACCGCCCTCGCACCGCATATAGACATTGAAGATATTCGTATAGTTCGGCACCACATCCTCGATCGGATAATACAGAAGGATCGTGTGTCTTCCTGAGTGCCAGTTCTCCTGCGGATAATGCACCGGGATCATCTGGTTATTGAACTCAAATGAAAAGATTACATCCGCGTGACCATCCTCCTGCCAGCTCATAGGAAGAGATACCGTTATCGTCTGCTCTTCCGTACTGCCGATCACCACCGGCTCTTCCTCCGGATCTTCCGGATCCACCGGCACCCCGTCAACATTCACCGAAGGGATCACCACATCCCCGGATGCCGTCACAGATCTTGTCACCGGCTGAGCCGTCACATCCACGATCACCTGCCCGAAGAACTGCGCATGGTTCGCTTCAGTCGTAGCAAACTCGATGGAAATGATCTTCGTATCCACATCTGCCACCGTGAATGCCGATGCATTGGTGAAGGTATGGATCCCGATCTTCCCTGCCTCGATCTGAGCCAGAAGCCCGGAGATATTTTTGTCATTCTTACTCTTCGCCTGGGACAGCTTCGGATTCTTTCCCACGCACTTGATACTCTGCCTGCCTCCAATCTTTATGCTGTTCGATGTAATGCAGGCATACTTCGTAGCGTCCGCCTGTCCTCCGGAAAAGGATAAGATATCCCCCACATCCAAGGCCGGATTCCCAATGGTATCCGAATCAAACGGAACATAGTTCACGACAGCCAGATCATTCAGGATATTTGTGCATAGCTGACGCCTGGTCTCTTCCAAGCCAAACTGCAGCAGCGGATTCACACCCAGATTCATGGTCAGCCCGTCATCCGGATCCAGCGCGTAATACTCTGCAATCTGTGTCCGAAGATTTGTAGAACTGACCGCCGTATATCTCGTGATGAAGTCCGAAAAGCTGGAAGAGAACCTGTGCTTTCGCTCTACCGTCAGCACCGGTGTATTCCCATACTTCCGGAGCTCCAGTTCTCCGGCTCTGTTGATCACAAAAAAACCGCCAAGCACCTGTCCCACATAGAACAGCACATCGCGGTAAGTCTCAATATCATTATCAGAATAGATGGACAGGTTCTCCGTCCCGTTCGGCATCGCCTCAATCGTTGCCCTGTCCTGAGCCAACGTCACCTCACAGGCCGTACTGCAGAGCACCATAAAGTCATAGGCGTTACCGATGGATTCCAAGGATGTGAAAGCCTTCTCAAAGCGAACCATGTAATCATAGGCCTTGATCTCCAGGCACTTCGCTTTACGGTTCGCCTCCGATACTTCAAAGATTCCCATTGGGATCCTCTCATAAGAACCGCCTGCCACCTGCAGGTGATAAAACAGTTCCACCTTCGCGTCTTCCAGCGTGTACCGGTTGATCTCAGAGAATAGCGATATCCCCATCTCTGCAGCATACACTGTTCCCAGTTCGATCTCCGTGGATCCGCAGCACTGGGAAGTGATATATCCGCTGCCCTTGACCATATCATCCTGATCAAACTCATAAACCGTTCCGGCAGTCGTTGTGATCCTGCCGGTCCAATAATATTTTCTTGTATTCGCCTTCACTGCATTCAAGAAGGCCTGGCTTACCGGATACAAATGACCACCTCCCTCCGGGCATAAAAAGAGAGCCGATTTCTCGACTCTCCAAATGATTCCAATTCATTCTTGTATCAACTATTCAATCACATTTTCAATCACATATTGAACTACCTCATCCGTGATGAAATAATCCTCGTGTTTGATTCCGTGAAAAATCATACACTCAGCTTCGGCATAGCAAGCTGCCAGTTTCCGCTGCATATTCGCATCAAGCGTAGTATCCGAATCTGATCCAATAACCGTAACCGGACAGGTCGTATTTCTTGCGTACTCATCAACTCTGATGTTGTTCTTTATAAATACTTGCAATGGTCCCCAGAATATTGGGATTATCTTGTTATACATATCAGCGCTTGTGCGATAACCGGATGCCAATACAAGATGCTTGCATTCCCTAACGCTTGCCAGATAAGCTGCCATTCCACAGCCATAACTGTGACCGAAAATATATATGTCTCTACCCGGATATTTCTGCGCAGCATAGTCGTATAATTCTTCAGCCGCCTGCTGCATTGTTCTAAGGTTCATTTTCCCTTTACTTTTTTGAGTCCCGTAATAATCTACTGAAAGAAAAGGACAGTCAAAGCGTCCTCCGTACATTCCCACAGTATTATATGCAATATACATGGAGCCACCGAAACAGAGGATTACCTTATCATCCTCCACATCCATATTGTATCCGTATCCATATAAGGACTCATTTATCTGAATCTCCACAGGCTCATAAGAGACTTCCTTCAGCTGTCTGTCCCCCTTATAAAAGGAATAGGAAATAAACTGCATGATCGCATCCGTTGCGAAGAATGCAATCAATACAAACATTATTATTTTCAGTACGATGTATGCAATGTTCACCTTTTTCTTCCCCATATGATTATTTTCCGCCTCTTTGCCTCAGCATTTTCTTTGCCTTGGCGCACCATTTCAGATACGCTTCATAAGTCTCGATTCCGAAGGAAGCTGTAAGAGAATAATAAATATGATCCTCTACATCCAATGATTTCTCCAAGACTTCACTATATTTCTTCAGTACCTTGAGATCCTTCTGTATCTGTTCCTCAAATACTTCTATGTTATGAATCGAAATTTCTCTGCTTTCCGCGCCACCAAAAAACAGTTTCAGAAGAGTTTCATATTTTAGTTCATTGCTTGCCTGTTCTTCTTTGAGCCAATCCTTAAGTGCATCACAACCGCTCTCTGTAATATGGTAAGTGGTCTTTTCGCGCCCACCAACAGATGTATCGTTTTTCGTGATCAAGCCTTGGTTCTCCATACCCTTCAACGCAGGATATATATTTCCAAAACTTCCCTTCCAGAAAAAGCTAATAGCTCCATCAATGCGTTTTTTAATATCATAGCCTGTTAAATCCTCATGACTGAGAAGCCCAAGAATTACCATATCTATTTTTCTTTCCCGTGCCATGTCGTTCTCCTTTATATATCAATTTGATATATCGTTTTGATACATAATAGCACTTTGTGATAGAATAATCAATCAATTTCTTAGAACTCCTTCAGCGTAAAACTCACCTCCCACAAGCTCCCATAGCTTGTATCGCTGACCAGCTTCACCTGATACCCGTCAATATACATCTGCGTATTCACGATGTTCATGGTCTCCAAGTCCAGATAACCCACCGTGATGCTTGCCAGCTTCTTATATGCCGAAAACTTATTCAGCCACTTCTTCGATACCCGGAAGGTCACGCCGATCTGAACCACACCTTCTCTTACAACATCCCTCTGAGTGGTTCCGGCTTCCGTCACACCGCCGCTGTCTGCCTCCACATCCGATAAACTCACAGAATAAGAGGCAGGCATCGGGATATTCTCATTGTTAAAAACAAGATACTGCAAATGAGCCATCTTACCTGCCTCCACTTCTTAAATTCATTCTCTGCTGAGCCGTAACCACGATCTCATCAATCATGTCACCGCCGATATATACCGGGATCACGATATCCCCTGCAGCGCCGCCACCGGCCAGAGCCGTATTCAGTGCTGTATTGATGCCAGAGATCAGATCACCGCTTGAAGCAGTAGAACCGGAATAACCTCCCTGAGCTGCCATTACCCTCGGAGTAATGGTCAGATCAGAAGTCACACCGTTCATGGCGTTCTCGATCATGCCCCGGCTCTTCTCAATGCCCTTCGCCAGGCCTCCGATAAAGTCTGGCATCCAGCTCTCATAATCCGTAAGGGGTCCTTCATCCGGCACGGAGAAATGAAGGAAGCTCCGGATCTTATCCGCAACCGAAGAAACCGCATCCCCGACCTTACCGATCATGGACTTGATACCGTTCACGATGCCGCCGATAAAATCAGCACCCCACTTAACGGCTTCCGATGCAAGGTTCTTCACGAAATTGATTGCCTTATCAAATCCGCCCTTCACCGCACCATAGATATTTCCGCAGACATTCTTGATACCGTTCAGCATCGCATTGAACGCATTGGAAACGGCATTCTTAATGGCATTGGCCGCATTCGATACCGCAGACTTGATATTATTCCAGGCTGTCGTGACTGCATTTTTGATTGCGTTCACAATAGTTGTGATCGTATTCTTGATACCGTTCCAGACCGTAGTAACCGCTGTCTTAATCGCATTCAGCACTGTTGTGATTGCGGTCTTGATCCCATTCCAAGCCGTAGTCAGGAAGGTGGAAATCGCATTCACCACTGTCGTGATAACCGACTTGATTCCATTCCAGACTGTCGTGAAAAATGTCTTGATCGCATTGAACACCGTAGTCACGGTATTTTTGATCGCATTCCAGGCATTGGTCAGGAACGTGCTGATCGCATTTACCACCGTCGTGAAGATATTCTTGATACCTTCCCACAGCCCGGTAAAGAAATCCTTGATTGCATTCCAGACTGTTGTTGCCGTGGTCTTGATCGCTTCCCATGCCGCCTGGAAGAACGCCTTCAGTGCTTCCCACACGGCAATAGCAATCTCCTTAATGCTCTCCCACAGATCTATCCAAAACTGCCGGAACTCTTCACAGTTGTTCCAGAGATAGATAAATGCTGCCACCAGCGCCACAATCGCCGCAATGATCAGCACATACGGATTCGCAGCACATACCGCATTGAAGGCAGCAAAGACTCCCTTCGCTGCATTGATCACGCCTGCCAGCTTCGGCACCAGAGTCATAATGGTACCGACCGCAGAAATGACCTTGCCTACTATGATCAGCACCGGACCGATCGCAGCCGCCACCAAGGCAATCGTCACGATCACCTTTCTGGTACCCTCATCCATCGAATTGAGCCAGTCCACAAATTTCTGGATCCAACCCACAATCGTCCGGATCGCGGGCATCAGCAGTTCACCAAAGGAAATCGCCAGTTCTTCCAGCTGGGACTTCAATATCTGCAACTGACCGGCAAGGTTGTCATTCATGGTCTCAGCCATACTTGCCGCAGAACCATCGCAGTTATCAATGGCAGACGAAAGCTTTTCAATATCCGCTTCCCCGGCGTTCATCAGAGCCAGGAACCCGGACATCGCATTCTTACCGACAAGACTTTCAGCCGCTGCCGCCTTCTCAGATTCCGATAACCCAGAAAACGCTGTTCTGCAGTCAGCCAGGATATCCGACAGATCTCTCATGGAGCCATCCGCATTGGTCGTTGCAACCGTAACCTCCCCGATAGAAGAACCGCAGATCTTCACTTCCCCGGACAGGTTATTCATGATCGTCCTGAGAGAAGTACCTGCCTGGGATCCCTTGATACCGGCATTCGCCATCAGGCCGATTGCTTCCGCCGTATCCTCCGCAGAGAATCCCAGAGCGCCGGCAATCGGAGCACAATACTTGAAGGTCTCACCCATCATGGAGACGTTCGTATTCGCATTACTGGAAGCAGCCGCAAGGATATCCGCGAAATGCCCGGAGTCCTTCGCTGTAAGCCCGAAAGCCGTCAGAGCGTCAGTCACGATATCGGAAGTCGTTGCCAGATCCTCACCGGAAGCCGCAGCCAGGTTCATGACACCTTCGATACCGGAAAGCATATCTTCCGTCTTCCAGCCGGCCATTGCCATGTAGTTCATGGCTTCTGCTGCTTCAGATGCAGAGAACTTTGTCTTCTCACCCATCTCGCGGGCTTTATCCCGGAGTGCTTCCAGATCAGAACCTGTCGCACCGGATACTGCCGCCACCTTGCTCATGGCGGAATCAAAACCAGCGGCAGTCTTCACCGCCGCCGTACCTAATCCCACAACACCCAGAGTCACCGGCATGAACTTCTTTCCGACATTGGTGACGTTGTCACCAACCGTCTTCAGCTTCTCACCCTTTGCGGCAATCTCCTGAAGAGCCGTCCCGGACTGCTTCGCCTGTTCCTCCAAAGACTTCAGCTTCTGTTCCGTTTCAACGATTTCACGCTGCAGGCCATCATACTGATCCTGCGTGATCGTTCCGTCCTTCAGTGCCTGTTCAGCCTGCTCCGCTGCCGCCTTTAAGGTCTCCAGCTTTTCCTTTGTTTCCTTGACGGCATCCCCCAGAAGCCTGTGCTTCTGTGCAAGCAGTTCCGTATTCCCCGGATCAAGTTTCAGGAGCTTATCGACATCACGCAGCTGGCTCTGGGTATTTCTGAT